TCTGGTTTTATTTCAAATGGTAAGTAATCTACTATTAAGTTCTTCACATTTAACTCCGTGTTTTAATTATTTCGTTCTTTAGATTTTCTAATCTTTTAATCCACCGATTAATAAAATTTATCGTTTCTATTTTATTTGGCTCTTCACCTTTTACTTTGGTCTCTTCTATAAGCCAACGGCGTTTTAAGTTAGACAGACTTAACAATCTACCTAAAAAGTTAAGTCCATCTGTATTCCAAGATGGGTTCATTGTAAGATTAGTAAAGTTGACCGACTTTATTTGCTAGTTTTACTAACCTCTCACTAATTTTTTTCATTGCATTGTGAGTATTTTTCCAATAGGTTGTGGAATCAACCCCTACTTCGTTTTTAAATCTCACATTCATTTTAACAATTTTATCTAATTCATTTAACTTGTCTCGAACTTCTCTCATTGACATACCAATTTTTTGTTTTGGTGTTAGAGACTCGTCATTTCTATAATCGTGGTATTTACCCTCAGTTATAGATTCTATAACGTGATTGTTACCAAAATCACCTGTTGCTATGACAGAATTCATTTCTTGATATTTACTTCTATTGTAATACTTCATTAATTTCATTATTGCAGACTTAGATGGTTTATTTATCAATGCTTTAAATAATGGTATCATTTTTTTAGTTAACTTCTTATAATCATTAAGAAACTTTAAATGACCCTTTTCATCTTTAATCATAGGATGAGCACTTCTTTTATCTGTATAATCATATTGTGGGTGAGGTTTAATATTCATTTTTGAAATTCGTTCTAATGCATTTTTTATCATATTACCAAAAGTATTTACTGCTTTTTCGTAATCGTTTTCTCTAAATCCGGCATCAACTAAATCTTCCATATTAGACATAACAGCACCTGCTAATTTTACAACATTTGATTTAGATTTTAAAGCTTCATTTACATTCTCAATTTTTTTATCAATTTGTTTTGCTGTAGAAGTACCGATTTTACTTACACTTATAATATTTTTAACACCACCTTTTACTTTTTTAGCAACTATCATTTTAGCTTCACCTTTAGAACTAGCATCTACTAAAACACTGCCTAACTCATTTACTTTTACGTGAAATGTACCTTCACTTACAGAATCATCATCATCTTTTTTCTTTTTCTTAAATGCAAAGGGTGTTTTTGGAGGCCCTGCACCACCGTCAAGATTGCCAGTAACCGAGGCTTCTTCTATTTCTTTTTTAATTAACTCTCGTATTAAAGCTTCTAATTTTTTAAGAGGTGTGGACATTTTTTATCTCCTTAACTAATTCATAATATCTCATTAATGTTAGAACTTGTTTTTCGTTAACTATCTTACCCTTTGTCATATTATCCATTTGATTAACAGCTTCTGTTAATTTTATTTTAGTAATGGTATCATTAACATTTGGTAAATGTTTTTTTAATTCTTTTTTAATTTTAGATGATTCAACATCAACATACTCTCTTAAAGAATTTGTGTTACTTACATTATTAATATAATGTTTAAGTAAACTTTTTTGTGATTCATTAAGTGATTTATATTTTTTATTAAATTTATCAACAAGTATTTGATATGCAAGCAATCTTAAATCTTTATCTGATTTATTATATTCTTTTAATACTTGTGATTTAGCCTCTTCTGAACTAATATTCTTACTTGTAATGTGTTCTAAAACAGTAAATTTAGCATTTATAGTTTGTTCCGGGTTAAATGTTTCATCTATAGTTTCTGCTTGAAATACGTTATAAATAGAAGCTAAAAGTTTATAGTTGGAAATACGACCATTGAAAAAGTCTTCAGAGTTATAATTTTCTTTTATTTCTTTAATTAAATTATATTTTTCATTACGTAGTTTTGAATTACTTAACTTATGCCTTGATTTTAACACCATATTCATTAAATCACTAGCTCTATTCTCAGATTCATAATGTTTTTCTGATAGTAGACGATACAATTGGAGTTCTTTGCCCAATTCTGTATCTTCGTTAAAATATTTTTTTACAATTTTAACTGATTTTGTACTTTTTCCAGCTAATACATCAGCTGTTATCTGTCTTGTTAATAATTCAAAAAGAATACTCGTATTCTTTATTTTAGAATGCTTTAATTTCCGAGTCATTACAAAATACTCCAATATTTAATTATATTTACTCATAAATAAATATAAAGTTACACAATAATTAATCATTTGATGTATCTTTAGTTAAAGAAGTTAACTCATTGTTATACTCTTCTTCAAGTTCAGATGTTTCATTTATAATTTTTGCATCAGTTTTACCAAATTTCATTGATTTTTTCAATTTATCATAGTGTGATAGAGCTAATGGTTTGCCATATTTAGGGGCACCACTTCCACCTTTTTTCATATCGTGAGCTCCAAGAGGGTCTCTACCTCTTGCACCACTATCTTTTCCATATTTATTTGCTTCTTTAGGACGACCAGCTCCTTCAAATCCACCCTCAGGTGAACCACCTTCACCATCAAATACTGAACCTGCTATATCATCATCTCCTGATTCATCGTCACCTGCAGCCGTCATATCACTTGGTGTACCAATTGAATCTCCACTTTTTTGTGGGTCGTTGCCTTCGCTCTCAATCTGAGATCGTCTAAATTTTTGTTTATAATCTTCTACAATTTGTTTATCTACATCTTTTATTTCATCATCAGTAAATTTAAATATATTTTTATAAATCCACTCCGTAGAAACCAATCCATCTTGTAACATAGACGAAGCAAGTGAAGTTTTATTATTCCACAACTCTACTTTTTCTTGTTCATATATTGTAGATGGGTTAGTTAAATCTAATTCAAAATTTACTAAATCTGAATCTGTGTACCCTTGTGCATATAAATGAACAATAGCAATCTTAGTTAACTCTGAAAGAGTTATTCTTTGTATTCTTTCGATAGTTCTTGCAAATCTTACATCTTCAGCAGCTAAAGTAGCTTTTGAACCAACAGATTCATCAAATCCCAAGAACGCTTTAGGGATTCTTAATGAAGATAATAATTTATTTTTTAAATATTCAATATCTTCTGTAGCTTCATAAGTTAAACCTGGAAGTGAGTCTATACCAGTTCCACTATCACCACCTCTAACTGGTAAGAAAAAATCTTCAGTTATGTTTTGCATATTATACTTTAAGTTATAATCACCCGTAGTCTCATCAACAACAGGTGCTTTTTTCATTTTGTTAATAACTTGTTGCATATAGTTGTCAACTTCGGCGGGTGGAATATTACCAATGTCTAATTTAAATATTCTCTTCTCTGGTGCTCTCATAATACGATGTATTAACATAGCATCTTCCATAAGAGTTAACTGTTTATAAATCTTACGAGCACCTTCAATTTGTGATTTACCATAAGGAAGATAATTAGAATCAGAAAGTAATCTGAAGTGAGCTACTTCATAGTTTTCTAATTCTTCTCTTGTAGCGGATGTTTCAGATTTATATCTATGTTCAGATGTAGCTGCTTCAATTAAAAATTTAACATACTCTGGATTCTCAGGATCTAATCCTTCCATTCTTGAAACATCATAAACTGAAAGTGGGACTACATTAGTAATACCATATTTTTCATCAATTTCTAATTTTAAAAAGAAATCACCATACTTACACATATTACGAACCCACGGCCATAAATTAAATTCTATGTTTAGTATATCGTAAAATAGGTTGTGTAATATTTCTTTAACTTGACTATTATCAGTTTTTATTTCTAAAACATCACCATACTCTGATTTCATAGTAGATTCATCAGCATATATGTCAAGTGCTGATGAAAGTATAGCATCAGTATCCATAGACTCATAATCTTTAAATAGATTTAGTCTCATTGATTTTGATAACAACGCATCTGAATACCCACTTAGCCCTGCACCAGTAAATATTTTTTGATATCTGTCAACAAGGTTGTTTTTTGATATTGATTGCGTACGACTTGTATCGGCAACTTTTAATCGTTTACCTCCGACATTGCGTACAATTACATTTGTACTAAATAATCTTTGTAGTCTACTAAATAAGCTTGTATCAGCCATTTTATACCTCTTTAATTAAGTAACCAATCCAATGATTCTTGCTCTTTACCTGTATTCATAGTCCAAGACTCATTTTGGTTATTTTTTGGTGTATAAACACCTTGATTTGATGTTATACTATTCATTGCTTTTTTCTGTAATGATATTCCTTCAGCTCTCAATCTAAGAGCTGTTTCTCGTATCCATAATCCCATAGCAAAAGACATTACCAAGTCATCATTATATCCACTCATAGCTTCAGCTCTACTACCATTATATATAAATACAAACAATTCATCTATTAATCTCTGCGAATGAACTATTACTGATTTTTCTCTAAAAAATTCTTCTAACTTAGACACAATTAAAGGTCTTGTCTTCGAAGTTATAGTAAATCCGGGTATGAGTTGTTTTTCCGTTCTATTAATTTTATTATTAATATGTTTTTGTGTATCTACTACTTGTAAATCTTTACTCATATAAAATAAGTTATCATAGTCTCTATCAATTATTTGTTGTATTGATGCCCAACCAATATTGTTATTCTCAACAACAAGTAATGCATTATTATATTCAGTAGATATATTAACTAAAAGATTACCATAATCTCTTGTAGACATCCTACCTTTATATTCAGCTACTTGTTCTAAACTTTCTACATCTAACAC